AGTGTCATTTGTTCAACAATACCTGCAGTTCTTTGGTTGATGATGCCATTGTTTGCTGCTAATTCAACACCATTTGCACCAGTCTTTGCTTGTATTTCTAGTGCTTGTACAATATCTGATGTTTGGTCTGCCACTTTTGCACGAACTGATGTGACTTCATCAAACAATGTATTTCTAATTCTTGGTGTATCTGAAAGAGCATTTGCTAGTGGTTGACCTTGTCCTATTTTTTGTAGAACCTTTGCATCTGCTGCAGCTGCCATTGTGATAGGTGCCTTTGCTGCGATTGATGGTATTACTTCGTCTGCTAATTTGACTGTTGCAAAGAGTGGGTTACCACCACCTGCAATAATATCCAAACCAAACTCACCAGTTCTACTTAACATTCTTGCGTGCTTTTGGTTGGCAATAGGTAGTCCAGAAACAAAGTTTTTTGTTACAAATTTTGTAGGTTTACCAAGTGTAGCAATAGCTTTTGACTTACCAATTGGTAGCGGTATCATAAATTCACCAACTGTACCTGCAACCAGTAGTGTGTCTTTCATATAAGGACCAACAAGTGGTAGTTCTTTTAATTCTACACCAAGCACACTGTCTACTTCTGAGATATCGTTACCAAGTCCACGCATAGTTGCAGTTTCTACCAAGACTTCTTTTAAATATGCTTCACCCATACCGATCAGGTCACCTGATTCAACAGATTCTGTATATTCTCTTCTTGGTGCCTTCAACATTTCTTGAAGACCACCTTCTTGTGTTTCTTGTTCTGCTGGTGTTCTTTCAATTAAACCTAAGTTTTCTGCTCCACTCATTGCTGGGTTGACAACTAGTCGTAACAAACCTGCTGTATCACGAAGGACCATCATACCTGCAGATTCTGTAATTACATCAGGACTATCAATATATCCACCTTCAAATAGTATGTTTCTCATTTGTGGTGAATACTTTGTTGTTGTCAAAGCAGCCAAACCTTCAGTACCAAATGTTATAAGAGGATCGATAATTTCTGAAGTTATTGTCTTTGGTACAGGAAACTGCTTCTTTAATTCTTTTGCTGTAGCATTTGGAAAGCCCATATCATCGCGATATGTAACATCAATTATCGATCTGACATATGCATTTGCAGCAGGTGTCAACTCATCTACAATTGTTTGCATCTCATCTTCTGGATAGCCAAAAAGCTGAGGTGATGTAATGGGATTGATACCTATAGCTTCAATATCTTCTTGGTCCTGTACTAATTCTTGCAGTGCACTTTGTTGAAGTGTTTGAAAGTATTGTGTTCTTGCTTGTTTGAATGTAAGTGGTGGTGTATTTGTATTATTTAGTTGGTCCATTAATTTATTGCTTGCTTCTTGTTGTTCTTTGAAAGCTTCAATGTTATCAAGGACCTGCTCTTTCAGTGCGTCTTGTTCTGTTCTTTTTCTTCTTTCTACCGCATCAATTGGTAAAACCTGTGGTGCCAAAGCAGAAGTTGCAGTTTCTGACAATGTCATTTCATCTGCTAGTTCTGGATTCATTAACAGTCGACCAGGTTTTACTGGTGTTGGTTTGATATCGAATGGTTGTACACTTCTTGGTTTTCTAGATGACTTAACTGAAAATACTTCTTCATTCGCACGATCTTGTGCAGTTGGACCTTGTAATTTCATTTGGTCTATTTTATCCTGCACATATGTAGCTTGTTCAACACGGTAATTTAATATTTCAGGATCTAATGAAAGCGATACATCTAACGGATCGTAACCTGCAGGTGGTGTTGCAACAGTATTTTCATATTGTGTACGAAACAGTTCAGCTAATTCTTCCTCATCTGGAAAGCCTTCTGCTTTGTATCTTTTAACGCTCGCTGCGTATACTTCCTGCTGTGCATCATCAAGTAGACCTGGGATAACAAGGCTACTTGCTGCGATTCTATCTCGTTCATCCTGCAAGGCTCCAACATCAGGTGTTTCTGTAGTAGTAGTTGGATCCATACCTGGCATTTGTCTTTCAGTTTTTATTGCAGGTGGCTTTGGAACAGGTTGTCTTGCTGCATCCTCTGCTTTTTCTCTTTGAATGCTGTCAAAAAACTCCTGCGCACCGGCCATATCGCCTTCGTTGTACAGTTCTCTATAAAAGTCCAACTGTCCTTCTTCAAGGTCTTTTGCTGCTTCTTCTGGTGTAGGTGGCATTATTTATCCTCAAATTTTTTCTTGTATTCTTTGTAAAACGCGTCTCTTTTCTTTTCAGCGGCTGTCTTAAATTGATAGTCACCGGTCATTTTCTTTCCATCAGATATTCGATATGTTCCAATATCTGGTTTTTCTAGTGTACCACCATCGATCTGATAGTAATATGTTTTACTTCTACCAATTTCAACGCCAGTTGGAAACTCTATGGCACCTGGTACTTTTAATTCTTTTCTTGGTGCTGAAACTGGATCGACGCCTGTTACACCTTTGACTAGTTCTTCTAAGCTTTTTGCCTTGAAGTCTGGTTGTCGTTCTAAGGTTGGAGGTACAAGTGGCTTGATCTCATCCAACATCATTTGTGATGTAACTACTTTAGGTTCAACTAGTTGTTTAGTTTCTGTAACATCAATTGGAACCTTTCCTGTTGGTTTCTCTTCAGAACCAACTACTACTGCACCAGGTTGTGTAAAGCTAGCAGTCTTACCACTATATTTGACTTTCAACTGATCATATTGTTCCATAAACCTTCTTGCACCACCAACTGATTCAGCGTGTTGACGAAGAATAGCAGCTTGACTTGGTGGTCTCATATCCATTAATTTATCAAAACGCTTCTGTATGCTTTCATCTGTTTCTCTACCTGTGATACCAAGCGTTCTGTCACCTTCTTGTCTTTCTTCAAGTACCATACTTTTTTGTATTTCAAGCTGATCGTTGTATTCTTTGTTGCTGCCTTTTGCTCTACTTAAATTACTTCTTGCCATACGACTAGAAAACAAGTCATCCAAACCTGACATATCAATACTAAATTTGTCAAGTCCTTCTACAATTTCTGGTCCTGTAACTGGTGCACCTGCTTCTTTTGCTGCTTCATCCAAAGCTGCAACTGCATCTGTTTTACCTCGCTTGAGCTTTGGTATTTTCAATGCACTGTCTTGTGTTGAACCAACCTCACCTGGGTTTTGTTGTACATAATGAATTGCAATACCTAGCGCTTCTTGTCTTTGTACATCATCAACAATAAAGTCTTTCAACATTTGGTGCACATCTGTATCTCTACCTTGTCGCTTCGCTTCAACTGCGATTCTTGCTGCTTTAATTACAGGATCAGCCTCATCTGCATCTTCAGCAAATAGTCCAGCGATTCTTGGATCTGTTGCACCTACTGAGTTATATGCAGCAAAATTAATTTTACCTCTTTCTGTAAGACCAGCTTCTTGCTTTTGTCTTCGTAGTTGTGCTCTTTGTGCTGAACTAAGTGGTGCATATTGTTGACTATATATTTCTCTACCACGATCGATAATTTTACCTAAGTCAACATCTTCACCATATCGATCCGCCATATCATCTTCAAGTCTTTCAAGGCGTTTTGCTAATTCATCTCTTTCTTGTGCATACTTTGTTCTATCTGCAGGACTCATTGCTGTAAGACCTGGAATATCAATCCGAAAACGTGGTTGACCTAAAGCTGCTGTAGTAGGTTTGCCATCGGCATCAAAGTAAATAACATCACCATCTTTGTCTACCTGAAAATAGTCTTTGTCAATTTGGTCAAGTCTTGGTTGTATTTGTCTGCTTTTTAATTTTTCATCTGATAGTGATAAAGCATTTTCATCAACACCCATACCACCTGCTGCCTGTGTACGAAGAGCAGCACTTGAAAAGGTTTTACCTTGTTCTGTTGCAGCACTTTTCATAGAAGCGATAATTGCTTTTGCTAACACAGCTCTTTGTAACGAGTCTTTACCAGCACCTTTACCGCCAACATTTTGCATTGCTCGGTCCATTGCTTGTGATACGCTTTTACCTGCACGTAAGTCTGTTGCCATTTGTGAACGAAGACTAGGTACATCAAAGCGAGCAATATCAAAACTATCATCAGCTTCACTTCTTACTTTTTGTCTTGCTTTGTTGTATTGTAGTCGTTGGCTATCTTGCATTTTCAGGCGTTGAGTTACTTGTGCTTCTGTAACACCACCTTTTCCACTGGTTGTTTTAAAACCTGTAGCAATAGCTCTTTCATAGTCTGCTAATTTACCTTCTAGTTGTTCGATACGACTAGCAAGTGTTGTAAATTCTTTCTCAGCCAGTGCAATACTTTGTTGCATTCGCTGTTCGTGCGTTTTAAAGTACGCGTCATTATATAATTGGTATGTAGGTTCAGCCATTAGAAAGTCTCCAAGTATTTTGCAAGATCAGGGTCGATTCCTGTGGTATCTTGTCCACGACGGAATGCCATTTCTTCCATCATTCTGTTTTGCATATATAAGTCTGAAGCACTTGCACCAGCAGCACCAAAGAATGCCGAAACTGCAGCACCTGTAGCAGCATCTCTTGCACTTTCACGAGCTTGTAAGTCTCTCATTTCTGCTTCTTGCTGTCTTGCTCTTGCCATATCTGCTTGTGCGATCTGTGCAGCTGCTCGATCTGTTGCTATTTTTTCTTGTTCGCTTTGCATCATCAATTGGTTTAGTGCATCACCGCTTGATAAAGCACCTGATGAAGCCAATAATGCTTGCTGTCTTTGTAGTCGTTCTTGTGCAAGTGCTTGTTGTGGGTCCATTAAAAGTCTGTTCATTGCTGATTGTTCTTGGCTTGTAAGTCCAAGTGCATTCATTTCTTCTAGTCTTTCTAGTTCTCGCAACCTTTCTTCTTGTGCATCACCAAAAAGTCTTCGACCTTGTGCTATCTGCCCGCCTGCTGCGCCGATCCCTTTTGCTAGTGCACCACCTGCTAAAATTCCAATTGTAACCGGGTCCATAATTTAGCCTCCTATTATATACTCTTTTTTTTTACGGCCTGTAGTATGCCGATAAGGAATATGTGAAAAATTTCATTGCAATAGCTCTTGTATTGCTTCTTGCTTCTAAAAATATATTGTGATATCCTGCTGCCACAACAGGAAAAATTGTATGTACTTGATAATATCTACGTCTGTAAAAACCTGGAATGTCGTTACCAAGACCTGTAGTTACTTTCAAGTCTTTTTCTTTTGCAAAGTTACCAGATGAGTAGTTGTCTGTTGAACCATCTAAGTTAAAAAACAAACCAAAGTCTGCATTACCTGCAGTATTAATTGGTAGACCTCGAGGTGATATTGATAATTTTAACATTACATCAGCAGGTTCTTCCAAGTAGAAACTAATTGCACATCCAGGTACAGGTTCTGGGTTGTCTGAAAAGTCAGCCAAAAATTTACCACCATAACCTGGGTGGAATGCTGGCATATCTGATATTGCTGGTCCTTTGTGTACACCATTTGTCATTTCATATTCATTGTCAATTGGATGATACAAACCTTTCATAAAATGTTTTGCTTCTGCCCAAGCTGATGATGTTTGTACATCACTTGCAATAATACCACCATTGATGTACTTTTTCAATGCATCAACGTTTTCTTGGTTCTTTGATGACTCTACTTTTGTATTTGTAGTAAATGTATGTGGTAAAGTTAATGCCATTATGCCCCCGTTTTCCCGTGTATGATACAGGATGTTTGTATTCTTTCCAATGCTAGTGCACCAGACACACCATAAAGTGGTATTGGATCACCATCTGTATTTACTCTTGTTGGATTCGATACTTCATACTCTAAGAAAGCACCAATATCTTGTCCAATACCACCACCAGCAGACTGTGCGTGCATTCGCCAGTAACCTGATATGTAAAGTTGGACACCAAAAAGTCGTTTACCACCAGCAACACCACTTTTAATTTTAAATGTAAATGTACCACAGTGTAGTTGTGGTCCACCAAGAGCCAAGTTGTTGTCAGCACCATCCTTGTCACATTGCTTCATTATGAAAGGTGATGTTGTTACATCCGATGCTGCAACAAAAAGTTCTGGTATGACTGTTACGTGATCCCATCGTCGTTCATCAAAGTCAAAATAATTGTTAGGAATAGAGTTGATACCAGTAATTTCACTAGGGTCGAGGAAGTCCACACCATCTACAAGTCCTGCCTGTTTTGCTGTTTGAAAGTCTGCATCATTCAGTGCGTTTGATGTGACATTAAATTTAGGATATATCAACCACATCCACTCACCAATGCCCGAGCCATAAGGTCTTGGTGATGATCCGTGTGTTGTTGTCGATATCAATTTTGATACTAGTTCTGCTGATGGTGTGTGATGTAAGTTGTCAATAACACGCACATTAAAGTTGACAGATACCAACTCACCTGCTTCACAAAGGTGTCCAGCTGTACCATTGAGTCGTAGTTTTGTACCTTTACTAACTGCTGTGTTTGCTGTACCTGTGTTGTCGTGGTTGATAGGTACTTCTTTTGGTTCGTTAGTATCAACAGAATATGAATTGTATCTTGCATCTGCTGAAGGTAATGTACCACCAGAAAGCTGGTAACCATTATTTAGCTGTCCAACTTCTTTGATATTTAAATTTTCTGATATGTTGCGAAAGTCTATACCTTCACTTCTTACATTCTGTTCGTTTATGTCACCTGATCCAAGTGAACCTTGCAATGCGTTTTTGTTTGCATTTATTTCGTTGCTGTCAACTACTCCGTTATCCGGATAAAATGTTTTTAATTTTACTTCAGCCATCTGCCTCTCCTATCTGTAGTAATTATGCATATACATCTGACCGCCCCAATATGTCAATACGACTTGATCACTGGTTTCACTAAGTAAAGCAGGAACCCTACAACGAATTGCTACAGTTTGTGTACCTTTCGATATTGGTATCATTGTACTATAATTATGTGTAAAAAAGCTTTGACCTATTGCTGGACCAAGATAAACAACAACACCATTTACTAAGACTTGGAATTGTACTCTTTTTCTTGCCACCTTTGTAGATGTAAAAGCTTTGTAATATGCCCAATACTGAGGTATGTAAGTATGTACCTTAAATTGGACGTGGAGCATCCCTTCTTCTGTATCTATAGTATCGGATGTAATATCAAAGAAGTTGTCCCCTTGGGCTATTGGCGGATTCGTATATGAATATCCTCGTATCCTGTTGCCTCGAGGGTTGTTATCTGTTAAGTTTGTACCAAAATTACTATCATTTGTTGCATCTGCAAAAGGTATATGTATGTTATCTTGCGTTTGTGCTTTACCAATACCTTGATCGTTTACTGAGGTTCTTGCAACACAGTCAAGTGGTAAATTATCTCTATCCATTCCACCATTTACGACTGAAGTAAAGTTGGAATATGCCAAGTCCATTTGTCGACCTTCAATAAGGTTGCCTTGACCAAATGTAGTTTTTCCCCATCTGTATCCCATTAGCCTACTCCCTTTCCTTTAATTGTTTTCTTGACGTCTACTTGATATTCAACCGAGTATCCAACAAATTCAAACTGATCTACTGTGTCCAACTCAAACGCAAATTCTGATAATGCTCCGCCTGCAGATATATCATACCTCACCTGAGTCAATAGTTTATCTTGAAAATTCACCTTGTCATACCTGAAGCGATCATCATCCATAACTGGTTGGTCTGCGTGATCTGCTCTTTGCATTGTCATAGAACCACCATCGTATGATGTACCCCAGTCTCTGTCTTTGTATACCTTTGCCTGAATTAAAGAGTCACCTTTTGTCAACACATAAATGTACAAATACTTGATATACTTCTTTTGTTGTGGTAAACCAAAGTCCAACCAAGCAGATCGAAAGCGACTTCTAACACTGCTTATTTCTGCTATTGCATCAACACCAGCACCTGTAAATTCATAGCCTTGTATTCTGTATCCTGATATTACAAATAGTCCACCTTTTGCAGGTCCACTTGTTGGACGACTAAAACCTGTGTATACATTGTTAAGGTCATACCCACAGATAAAATTACCATCTTTGTCTGTTGTAATGCTCTTTACAGGA